CTATCAGCCGATGTCACGATCCTGGGCGGCTCAGGCGAGCAGGCGTTACGAGTTATCGAATACCTTCAAAAGTTATCAGGCGACGAAGAGAACACAGCCAGACGCACGATGTATGCGAGCGGCGGGCGCGTTACCGCGCTTATGGCATCGTCAAAGTCTGCTCGTGGTCCGCATCCGCAGAGAATGAGGCTAGACGAAGTTGACGAAATGGAACTCGCTATCCTGGATGCTGCGATGGGTCAACCAATGGGCACTGCGCAGATCGCCAAGCAGACCGTGATGAGTTCGACGCATCACTACGCTGACGCGACGTTTACAGAGGTTATGAAACGCGCACAGGAAAAGGGCTGGCCGGTTTACGAGTGGTGCTACAAAGAAACGAGTGCTGAGCCTGATGGATGGCTTACAAAAGCAGAGATTGAGAGCAAGCAAGGGGAAGTCACGGCGTCCATGTGGGCGGCAGAATATGATTTACAGGAACCGTCGCCAGAGGGGCGCGCAATTCTACCCGAAAAGGTGGACAGATGCTTTCAGCAGGAGTTGGGTGTTTTCCAAGGGTGTGCGGGAGAATATATTGAAATTGAAGCCCCACAGGAAGGGGCCGAATACGCACATGGTTGTGATTGGGCGAAGGAAAAGGACTGGACGGTCATTGACACGTTGCGAATTGACTGCCGCCCAATGAAGCGGGTGGCGTGGCTGCGTCTTGGTCGGATGGCGTGGCCCGACATGATTAAAAGGTTCGATGAGCGCGTCGAGCATTACGGCGGACGAGCCTGTCACGACAAGACCGGGATTGGGAATGTTGTTGACGATTACATTACCGTGAAAGCAAGGGGCATCCACCTGGCGGGACAAGTCCGTTCGGACGTGTTTACTGATTACATTGCAGCAATTGAGAATGGCACGATCATTTCGCCTAAGATCCAATACTGCGAAGGCGAGCACCGATATTGCACTAATGAAGATCTTACGGGTTCGGGTCATCCTCCGGACTCGTTTGTCGCGGGAGCAATGGCATTCAAAGCCTCAAATCAGCGTAGGATTCTAGTAGCGTAACACGGTATGACGTGTTACAGTGCTACCTATGACCCGCAAATCGGTTCTACGCTCCGTCCGACTAGATGATGACGTATGGGCGGCGGTCAAGGCGATGGACGAATCGCTTAACCAGTTTCTACGTGACATCCTGATTAACGGGCTAGGCGTAACGGATGACGCTGAAAAGATTGGCGCGGCAATGGATCCCGGCGAATTCAGCACCCAGGAGCCCGCACGTCCGTTCAAGCCTCCACTACTAAAGCCGAGTGAGAAGAAACGATGAGCCATCTGGCTAAGTTCATGGGCGGGCCGTTGCACGCCGAACAGCGCGAGCTTTACGGCAGACCACAGACATATCGCGCTGTGCAATATATCTGGACATCCAGAGAAGAGTATCTGCGAGGCGAATTGCCCTCAATGCCAGTGCAGACTAAGATAGTCGAATACAAACCATCTGAAGAAACGCAAGACGGCGCGGTAGTTTATCTGGTGGCGTAAGAGGCTATAATCTGAGGCATGGAAACAGATACTAATCAAACGATCTTTACTGAGTTCGGGCCAAAAGTCCCGGCCCAAACGATTCCGTGGGAAGCTCTGGAATCTGCGCGGCAAAGCATGACGCGCGAGTTAATGAAGATCGCTGATTCCTATGTCCGCAAAGGCAAAGAGAAACGTAAATCTCTCCAATAATCTAAATTATCTTGCGTGACTCTGCGCGAGAGACTCCAAACAGCCTACAAAGCACTCAAGTCTGTTCCGTTTGGTGGAACTGGCAGCACAAGCTCGCCTGTAGTTATCTATCCAAACATGAACGCGTGGCAGGACGCGATCACCCGCGCCCTGGATGGCGGCACTCAGCCTTCCAGCGATCCCCATCTCTCCTCGTTGGTTGCAGCCGGTTATACATGGCTAGGCTCAACCTTACCGGAGCCTGATCTTCAGGTGAAAAAGGAGTTTCTTCGCAAACGGGGCGGAAAGAAAAAGGATGACAACGTAATTGAGCGCCATCCAATCTATGAACTCTTCCGCCGGCCTAACCCGTACACTTCAGGATCTACGCTCTGGAAAGCGTTTGCCTACTCACACATCATTAACGGCAACGTGTATTTCCTGAAAATCCGGAATCGGTTCGGACAGGTCATTCAGCTTTGGTATGAGCCGCACTTCAATGTACGGGCGCGCTGGGTCAACGATCGAAACGGTGAGTACATCGACGCTTCGCGCTCGCAGAGTATCCCGTCAATTGAGCGAAACGACAGCCCGGACCAGTTCATCAACTACTACGAACTCACCCGAGACGGCCGCAGATTCAGAGTTGAGCCGGCGGACATAATTCACTTCCGCGACGGTATCGATCCGGTCAATCGGCGCTATGGGTTGTGCAAACTGACCACAATCTCGCGAGAGATCTACGGCGATTCGGCTGTGGCTTCTTATGCCGTCAACCTACTCGGTGGCAACGGTGTAATTCCTTATGTTGTAGGCATAGATGACAAAGAGGGCGTGTTAAGTCAGGGCGATCTGAACAACATCAAGGCCAAGATCCAGGAGCAGACAACCGCACAGAACGCCGGCAAAGGCGTGGTGCTCAGTGCGCGTGCGACTTTTAATCGCACCGGCCTGACTCCTGCTGAGTTGGATCTGCGAGTCTCGCGCACGATGGCGCAGGATGTGTTCTCACAGGTAACAGGCATTCCCGCCATAGTTTTGAACTTTAGCTCAGGCATGGAGCGGTCCATCTACAACAACATGTCTGAGGCGGATCGGCGCGCGGTCTCCAGTTACCTAGTGCCGCTCTGGTGGCACATCGCGCAAGAGTTATCGGTCCAGCTTCTGCCGGACTTTGATCAGGATTCGAGCCACTTTATTGAGTTCGATACCAGCGAAGTCGCCGCGCTCCAGGAGGACGAAGGCGCTCGAGTTGATCGGACAATCAAAAAATACGAAGCGGGACTGATCAAGCGCTCTGAGGCTCGCACCGAGATTGACTATGAGAGTGATCCGGATGGCGCCGACGATGTGTACTTTGTCCGATCAGGATCAAGCACAACCACAATCGAAGAGGAAGAAGAACTACGGCTGCGGGCCATGGAGCCGCCCGAACCCCCGCAAATGATCGAAGGCGAAGAGGGTGAGCAGGCAACAAGGCCGCTGGCTTTAGTCAAAAGCCGAATGCTTAAAGGTGCGCCAGAGACAGTGAAACAGTTGTATTCAGCAAGATGAGCGAGATCGAAGTCTACGCAATTGGAACGTCCGTGATCATCGACGGAGACATTCCCGCGACTGTTCGCGCTGTGACCATTTATAGCGATACATGGGTGAAGTATTGCTGTGTGTGGTGGGACGAAAGAACACGTCGGGAAGAGTGGCTAACACCTGATGAGATTCAATTCAAGGGCAACTCAAAGATGGCGGTGCGACTGAAATGAGATTCGATCCTAAAACTCGCCGCTACGTTAACGAACAAGGCCGTGTTCTTTCTCCCTCTCAAGTACGCAAAGAAGTAAACGACTACATCACCGGGGAGAAAGAAAAGACGCAGACGAAAGCCAAACAGTTATTGAACGGATCCGTCTCGCTAACTTCGTTCTTTATGTACCTGAAGTCCAGGATCGAGACGTGGCATGAAGTCGCTGGATCCATAGCTTACGGCGGCAAGGCGCAAATTGATCGTGAACGACAAGCAAGAATAAACGCCACGGTCAAATCCGAACTCGCCTATCTTCGAGAATTTCAGAAACAAGCGAAGGCTTCATTTGAGGCCGCACGAAAGATCGCGAAGCAAGTGGCGAACAGTTTACAGGCGAGTCCATTGAAAGAAATTGCCGGGAGTCTTACGCAATCTCAGCGCATAGCGATCGAACGGGAACTGTACGAGGCGCTAATCGGTGCCGCCCCGTCTGAGGCCGACGCGGTAACTCGCAAGGTGGTGAATCAACTTCTGAAGGATGCCGGACTAACAGCGGAAATGATAACAGTTGACACAAAAGCGGCTGCGGATCTCATGGGCGCAACCATCCCATCCAGAGCGGGAATGTATGCCGACGCTGCTTACTCAACCTTTCAGAACAACGAACTGGCGCGCGAGTTTGATTCGGGCGTAACCCTGGGTCGCAGGGTCTGCGCTGAAGACGATACGAGCTGCGAGGACTGCGTGTCTGCGGCCGATGCCTACTTTGTCCCACTCGAAGACTTGCCCGCAATCGGATCGTTGCAGTGTCTCAATAACTGTCGTTGCTACTTCGAGACAGCAGAGCCGCACGTGTCTGCGGGATTAGTAGTGGACCGCTCTCAGCAAGCGGATGCGGTGCAGTGACCGGAGAGATTGGCATGGAGGTATTCGAGATCGGCAGTGCAGTGCTTCTTGATGGCGACATTCCGGCCACAATCACCTCGATCAATATCAGGGGAACCGAACACCGGCTAACTTACGAGGTTACGTGGTGGGATGAACGCAACCGAAAGACTGAATGGGTTGATCCGTTTGAGATTCGGGCGAAGGAAGCTAAGAAGCAGAGTCTACGGTTTGTCGCTGCTTAAAACTTAAATCTCAGAAGTCTGTTATAGGAATAAACGCAATGCCTTGGATGACGCAAAAGAATGGCAAGGGCCAAACCTGCGTTCATAAAAAGATGATGGACGGCTCAGCGGGCGCACAAGTCGCCTGCCACGATACGCCAGAGGAAGCTAAAAAACACATGGCCGCACTCTACGCGAATGAAAAATCCCTTTTCTCTGACGCCCTTCGCCAATCGGAGCGCCGTACTTGGGAGCTTTGGGACGCTGTACGAACCGCAGCGGCTGAAATCGCCAACGCTAAGCGCTCCGAGAAGGTTACGGGCACGAAGGTTGATGTCGCCGCGAAGGTTAACGAACTGGTTAGTGATTACGCAGACGAAGTCAAACCCGCAATCATTGAACAAATCAACGAGTATGCCGAGTCAGATACGATGGAACCTTTTTACCTAAAGGCACAAACTATGGACAAACTCCTTCAAAAGATTGAGGGCCACTACGCTCCGAACAAAACCCCGGTTCGCGTAAGCGCCAACAGTTCCGACACGCTCGCATTCCACGGTGGGGCGGTAAAAGCCTTGGGCGGCGGGAAAGTCGGCGGCTACCTGGTCTTATTCTCAACTGCCGAAGATCCTGATTTGCAAGGCGACTACTTCACCAAGGGAACCGATCTGTTTATCGATTCAGGCGAAACACGTCCAATCCTCTATCGCCACGGAGTCCATCCCGTAATCAAATCTCGGAACCTCGGCAAAGCCAAGCTAACGATTGACGAGGTCGGGGTATTCGTTGAGGGCGAAATGAACCTGCGGGACAACTACGAAAAGGCCATTTATGCGATGGCTGAGCAAGGGAAACTTGGTTGGTCCTCGGGCTCAATGTCTCACTTGGTTTCTAAAACCCAGAATGGCAAGTCATTTGAAATTACAT